ATCTACCTCTATGGAGAGATCGGGGATTACGCCGATGTGCGGTGTGCGCATGTGGCCGCAGAGCTTATGGCCGCCGCACCGGGCGCCCGCATCGACCTCCGCATCAACTCCATCGGCGGCGAGGTCTACAGCGGCATTGCGATCTACAACGCCATCCGCAACAGCCGCGGCGATATACATATCTATGTCGACGGTGTAGCGGCCTCCATGGCCGGCGTAATCGCCCTTTGCGGGCGCCCGGTATCGATGAGCAAGTACGCGCGGCTGATGCTGCACAGCGTCAGCGGCGGCTGCTACGGCGACCGCAAGGAGCTGGAGCGCTGCCTGCAGGAGATCGCCGCGCTCGAGGACAGCCTGGCCGATATTATAGCCAAGCGCATCAATATCGAGCCGGAGGCGGTCAAGGCCAAATATTTTGACGGCGCCGACCACTGGATGACAGCCGAAGAGGCTCTTGCCGGACACTTTGTCGACTCGATATATGACGCCGATCCGATCGATGGCGACACGCCAGAGGATATATACACGATATTCAATAACCGCCTCCGCAAGCCGGAGGCTAAATCAAATGATATAATGGACCTTAAAGAGTTAAAAAAGCGTGCCCGTTTTGCCGCCTGTGCGGATGATAACGCGGCTCTCGTTGAGATCGACAAACTGGAGGCGGAGGCCGCGGAGTCAGCCTCTCTCAAAACCAAGGTAACCAACCTTGAGACAAAGCTGCAGGAGCAGGGGGCTGCCATCGAGGCCGCCAAAGCTGCGGAGCGCAAGGCGCTGCTCGACGCTGCACAGCGCGACGGCCGCATCAATGCCACAAACCGCCAGACATTTGAAAACATCCTCAAAACCAGTTTTGAGGACGGCAAGGCGGCGCTCGCATCGCTCAAGCCCCGCCGCAGCGTCATGCAGGATATTGTACTGAGCGGATCGTCGGCAGAGTCGACCGAGTGGCACAACAAGAGCTGGGATGAGCTCGACCGCGCCGGCCGCCTCATAGAGCTGCGCGACAGTGCGCCGGAGGTGTTTAAGGCCAAATTCCGCGAAAAATTTGGCCGTGAGCCAAACCTCTGATCAATCAAGTATATAACCAATAAATCAACCAAAAAAAATGGCAGTACAGAAAGAAATCTGGCTCTCGTCGATCGTGGGGCTGCTCTTTGCACAGAACAGCTTTATGGCCAAGGCCTTTAATGCCGACGAGTACGTAAATCAGGGCAAAACCGTGCACATACCGCAGGCGGGCGCGCCCTCCGGTGTCAAAAAAAACCGCGCCGAATTGCCCGCAAGCGTCAAGCAGCGCAAAGACTCCGATCTGACATTTGTGCTCGACGAGTACACCACCGATCCCGTGCATATCCCGCACGCCGACACTGTCGAGCTGTCGTATGACAAGCGCGAGAGCATCCTGCGCCAGGATAAGCTCAAGCTGCTCGACGAGGTGGCCAAGTCGTTTATCGCGGCATGGCTCCCGACTGACGCAGAGTGCACACTCAAGACCACCGGCAGAGCGGTCGACGCCCATACACCCTCCGCGACCGGCAAGCGCAAGGCGTTTACGGCAGACGATGTACTGGCCGCGATGACAGCGTTTAACGCCGCCGACATCCCGCAGGAGGGCCGCTATCTGTTGCTCGATGCACAGATGTACTCGCAGCTGCTCGCGAGCCTCACCAAGACAGAGGGCATGGCCTTTTTGGCGTGTGCCGACGCCGTTAACGGCGTAGTGGGCAAACTCCACAGTTTTAACGTGATGCTGCGCTCGACTGTGGCCGCCGTCGATGCTGACGGCGCTCTTGTCGCCGAGGCTGCCGCTACCGACTGCGCCGCCGCTCTGGCATGGCATGAGCAGAGCGTGTGCCGCGCCCTGGGTGAGGTCAAGATGTACAGCAATGAGGACGATCCGACCTACTACGGCGACATCTACTCATTTTTAGTGCGCGCCGGCGGCCGCCGTATGCGCAACGATGGGGCCGGAGTGCTCGCGATCGTACAGGACACCGTAGAGTAATCACCATGGCAAAGCTCAAATATCTCGTGTTGCACTGCACCGCCACGCCTGAGGGCCGTGAGGTCACCGCGGATGACATCCGCAGGTGGCACACAGCCCCGGTGGCGGCGGGCGGTCGGGGCTGGAGGCAGGTCGGATATACCGATCTGATCCACCTTGACGGCACGGTGGAGCGCCTTGTCGACAACAACGAGGATGCCAATGTGGATCCGTGGGAGATCACCAACGGCGCGGCAGGCTACAACTCTGTAAGCCGTCATGTCGCCTACGCCGGCGGATGCGCCCTCGATGGCAAGACGCCCGCAGACACCCGCACCGTCATGCAACGCAGTGCCATGGAGCGCTATGTGCGTGATTTTCACCGGCGCTTCCCATTGGTCCGCATCGTCGGGCATAATGAGCTCGCGGCCAAGGCGTGCCCGAGCTTTGACGTGCAGAGGTGGCTCAGGTCAATAGGTATCAACCAGTAATGCCAACGCTATGAGGTATGACCATAACAGACGTGATAGCCCTTGCCGGGAGCGGGGGTATAGTAGGGTTGGCCATCGGATTTGCGACACTCCGCGCCAAGATCCGGCAAGCCAACGCCGATGCGGAGTCCGCCAAAGCCCAAGCCCAAAAAGCGCGGGCAGAGGCCGAGACTATTAAGATAACCAATACAGAGTCAGCCACAAGGATACTGGTTGACAACCTGTTAAAACCAATTATAAAAGAATTAGATGAGACTCGTAACGAGGTCAAAAAATTGCGCGAGGCACTGGAGCGCGCTAACAATTGTCGCTATCATGCTGACTGCCCTGTGTTGCATGGGATGCACCAGCTCGCGGTCGCAGTCAAGGGAGATGGCCGCGGGGCAGGGATCGACAGAGCAGGAGGCGTCGACCACCATCACGCGCAAGCAGGTGAGGTTGACGCCGATACCGGCGGCAGTGGCATCCCTCCGCCTCGCGGCCGTGAGCCTCCCTGATCTGCCCGACGGACTCCCGTTGTCGATGCACAACGGCCGTGCGACCGTAACGGTCGAGCGCGACGGCGACAGTCTGATCGTGACAGCCACATGCGACTCACTGGAGCGTCAGATCGAGATTGTCGAGGAGGAGCTATGGCACACAAAACAGCAGGCAGAGGCTTACAGATCTCAGCTTGAGGAGTCGGTCAAACAGCGGTCAAACGGCGTTTGGCCGACGCTCAAATGGCTTTTTGCCGGGATAGCCGCCGGCGTAGTATTAACCATAACAACGACAAAGATATATGGCAGTATTAGACGGCGTTAACCTTATCCTGTCGATCGGCGGCAAGGCCCTGGCATTTTCGACGGGATGCAAGATCACGACGACCACGGAGACCGGCACGCGCCAGACCAAGGAGTCGGCCGCCGGCAAATGGCCGGAGAAATACGCAAAGAGCTTTAGCGAGGACATCTCGGCTGACGGCCTGACGATTACAAATGGCTCGGATAACATGCCCTCTTACGATCAGCTCAAAAAAATGCAGCTCACCGGCGAGCCGATCACGGCCTCGTACAGCGTGCGCGAGGGCGAGGGCCGCGAGGGTAAGGAATCCGGAGGTTATGCGGGCAAATACCTGATCACATCGCTCGAGCTCGACGGTCAGACCAATGACGACTCCAAATACAGTGTCAAGCTCGAGAGTCACGGACCGGTCAAGCCGATCAATGGCGGCCTCTCCGGCGGCGACGCGGCTCCGGCGGCAAATAAGTAATCTCAACAGGTGATAATCATGGCAAAATCAAAAAGCAACAAAGCGGCCGGCATGCCGGCCGGAGCGCCTCCGAGAGTGGAGCTGCGCCGCATAGTGATCGCCGGCAAGGAGTACCCCTGCCGCATAACCATGGGGGCCATGCTCCGCTTTAAGCGTGCGACCGGCCACGATGTGAGCAAGCTTGACTCCGGTAATATCGAGGAGTTGCTGACATTTGTACACTGCTGTATAGCGAGTGCGTGCAATGTCGACAGGATCGAGTTTGGCCTGACCGTGGAGGAGATGGCCGACAATCTCGAGCCGGACGCTCTCAATGCCTTTTACGACGGTATCTCCTCCCCCTCGGCCGGGGAGGCTGACACCGAAAAAAAAACAGTAGCCCCGGCGTAACCGAGCTGCTCGCGGTCGCGGTCGGCGAGATGGGTATGACCGTCGCCGATTTTTGCGAGCTGACGCCGGCGGAGTTTTCGGAGGCGCTGACAATACGCCAGCGCCTCCGGGAGTCCGGCGAGCGGGCGGAGTGGGAGCGGGCGCGCATGATGTGCATGTGCATACTCCAGCCCTACGCCAAAAATCCTCTCAAACCTACTGACGTCATGCAATTTCCGTGGGAAGCAGGAGAGAGAGGAGATACAGCGCGCCGGGCGCTCACGCATGAGGAGGAGATGGCCGAGTTTGAGCGCGCTAAAAAGGCATACGGATTAACCTGACAATAACGACAATGGCAAACAACAGCATCGACTTTGAGATCAGTATCAGGGATGCGGGGAGCGGCGCTCTCCGCACGGTGTCTGTTGCCGCCAAAAAGGCCGACGAGGCGATAGCGCAGATTACGCAGAGCGCCTCAAAAGCCGAGGGTGGTCTGCGCAATATGGCGGGCGCATCCATCGTGCTCGAGGCGGGCATCAAGTCCATACAGACGCTGCAGGGCGTGATCGGCGGTGCGATCAGCCAGTACAACTCGTTTGACACCGCGATGCGACGCGCCAATACAATGGCGCTGCAGTCTGGCGAGGCATACGACAAGATGCGCGGTCAGATCGTCAGCATGAGCCGGGAGATACCGCTGGTGCGCGATGAGCTTGCCAACGGACTCTACGAGGTGGTGTCAAACGGCGTGCCGGAGGACAACTGGATAGAGTTTCTGGACCGTTCCGCCCGCGCGGCCGTAGGCGGCTGCGCCGACCTCGGCACCACCGTCGGCACCACTGCGACGATCATCAAGACATACGGCCTCGCATGGGATCAGGCAACATCCGTGCAAGACAAGATGCAGATGACCGCCAAAAAGGGCAAGACAAGCATCGCGGAGCTTGGTCAGGCATTGCCACACGTCAGCGGCTCTGCCTCGCAGCTCGGCGTCGAGCTTGACGAGCTGATGGCGGTATTTGCGTCGACAACCGGCGTTACGGGCAACACCA